CTCCAGTCTCACCACTCCACCCCGGTTGCGGTATACGACCGTCTGGTCGTCACCGTACCGAGCCACGTCCACCCCGTACGTTCCAGGGCCGAAGCCCGGCAGGTCGCGCTCGATGGCCGCCCGCACCATGGCCGGCGTGATGAGCGTGTCGTCGCTGACCTCGGGGAACAGCCCCAGGACCTTGGACGTGTAGAGCGGGCTGTTCTCTCCCCAACGCTTCTTGCGCTCGTCGACCCAGGTCTTGGACACGAGCAGCTTGGCGACCTTGTCCGGCACGGGCTCGCCCGTGTATGCCGGAGTGTCGAATGCCGAGATGCGGATGTTGTTGTAGCCCGAGCCAGGAGCGCACAGCGTCGCGAAGTGGGAGCTGGGGTCGTCCGGGTTGCCGATGGCCACGACGCGACAGTCATCGTTGGTGACGAGCGTCTCAGCCGCGTCGAAGATGTTCTTCGGTACGCCGCAGGCCTCGTCCACTACGATCAGCACATGCCCAGCATGGATACCCTGGAAGGCTGTCTCGTTGTGGTCCGCAGGCTTGAGCCCCTGCGCCACCAGCTCGTCATCACCGAAGTACCAGTTGGCGTCCAAGGTGATGCGCCCCGGCAGGGGCTGCGGGTAGCTCTTGGACTTGCGATGCACGGCGCGGATGTACCGCCACAGGATGGCCTGGATCTGCCGCCAGGTAGGAGCGGTCGTGATGACGTATGGATCCTCCTTGGTATTCAGCCACCACGCCACGATCCGGCTCATGATGTGGCTCTTGCCGGTACCGTGGCAGGACTGCACAGCCGTGAAGCGGTGATCCACTACAGACCGACAGATCTCCTCCTGCTTGGACCAGACGAACTCACCCAGCCGATTCCGCGTCCACCCGGCCGGGTCCTGGTCGTAGGGGTTGTCTGTGAGTCCTGCGCCGCGCATGATGTGCTCCGTCCAACCTGCAGGCAGGGTGGTGCGCGGCTTGTTCAGGACGAGACTCGCTCGCCATCCGCCCTTGGGGTCGTACTCCTTGATGCGAGTGACCCCAGGGACGTAGCCTCTATTGGAGCGCCGGTTGAGGCTCACTTGGCCGCCAGCTCTTCGCGGTTGGCGCGGAGGACCTCTCCGTCATGGAACATCACCATGTACTGCCCATTGAGCAGCTGATGGATCACCTGAACCTCCTGACCAGCCCGGTTGAGCCGGCCAGCATCGGTGGGTCGCCACCACACCCAGCTCCCCACTTCAAACATCCGTGATCTCCCGCGCCATGCGCAGCTGAGCCAGGGCTCGATCTGCCACCACCACGTTCGCTCGCAGACGGCTGGCGAGATCACCCTTGGTGGAGTTGGAGTTGCCACGAATGCGCAGCAGCTCCACTTCCACGATCTCGAGGAAGTCGTCAGCCCTACGGAGGATCTCCGAGCAGGGATCCGGGCTCTTCCTCCGGAACATCGTCAATAGGCTCATGACAGGCAACCTCCCGGTGCCGTCTCGGTCCAGGGGTCGAAGTGACCCGTGGAGTGGTAGTAGCGGATCGCACGGGAGATGGCCCACACCGGGTCCAGCCGCTCTGCTAGCGAGCCCCAGGTGTTGAGGAACTGCAGCAACCCCGACGCCGTGGTCCCGGGCGCATCGTTGATGGCCTTGGGATTCCAGCCAGACTCCCTGGGGATGATCTCCAACAGGCAGTACCGCCCATGGGCGTCCACGTCCTGCTGGTCGAACGCGGCCTCCACCATCGCCCTCACCCCACGCCGATCCAACACGGCGTACAGGTGGGCGGGAGTCCGCTTGAACGCGCGGACCTCGCGCAACAGCTGGCTGTACACTCGCCTCTGCCAGCGGTAGACTCCGGTCTCGTGGATGAGCTGAGCCTTGATGGTCTTCTCGACCACTCCGCTCCCGCGATACCGAACCTGCCTCGGGGTGACGCCGGCCAAGATGGCCTCCTGCACGTACTGGCGTCGGACCGCGCTGATGTGCTCGGTGTGCTGCGCTCGCGCCTTCTGCAACGGGGTGGCGTGGTCGTGGGCGTCTGCCCTCCCCACCACCATCCCCCAGAAGAACACCACGCCCAACAGAACGGCGATTCCCCACTTCTGGCTTACACTCAAGATCCAGCCTCCAGTTCGAGGAGTCGCTTCCGCACCACAGCGGGAGCTAACTCCTGTTGTTCTGCAGTCAGCTGGAGGTCGCCGAGCACAGCCTTGATCAGCTGGCCCATCAGCAGCCCCCACTGCTCCGCAGCCCGAACCCTCCGCTCGTCCAGTTGCAGCTCGAGAGCCGTCTTGGAGTAGCGCATGAGCCGGTCCATGGCTTCCTGCCTGGCGCGGATGTAGACATGCAGTGTAGTAGACATGCAGTGTAGCCTTGTTCGACGTCCGTGTCTCGTCGATGCTACCGAGCGAGTTGTGACCTCGTGTCCGACTCAGCTCAGTTCCGACGATGTCCTCCTCGGTGAGCTGAGCGACCGCATTGTCGAACCAGAACACCTCTCCGGCCGCGATGCGGATGCACAGGAGGATGGCCTCGGCCGCGTCGATATCAGCCCACGCACCGAACCCCTCCCAGGCCTCAGGCCTCCTTGCGCATGCGGGATGCCTCAACATCAGGCAGCGCCCCGCCATGAGCCTTACAGGGTCCTCGGTCCGTACCAGCCACACCCCAGCCTGCTGGCCGACGACAGATACGCCCATCGGCAAGCTTGGCTCCGCACACCTGCGAGTTCAACTTCGAGGGGCGTCCCATGCGGTCACCTTACCCCTTTCCGTCGGTTGTTGGCTACTTTGCGCAGATGACGCAGGTGTAGAAGCCACATGCGATACGCGCTACGCACATGCTCCTGCCCCACCACCCACAGCCCCATCTCCCGCAACACCGCATCACTCACAGGACCGGTCTTCTTGGCTGGAGCGGGATACCACGCCACGCCCCCGCTCCATCCAATCCCCGACATCCCTCGCCCCGCCACGATCCCCGCCAAGTAACACCCAATTCTACATGACGAGATACCGACCTGCCCCGTAGACCCCATCCCCCGGAGCACAAAGTCCTCAATCACGAGCATATCCGGATTCCACATCTCGACCAGGCGATACAGCTCCATCGCACCCTCAAAGTGATCAGGCATCTGGATCTGCCCATACACCTCATCATTGCGTCCAGCCACCGCATCCGCCAGATCTACACGCTCGTCTACCCTCACCCGCGCGCACACCCAACCTGTGGTCGCGCCGGCATCAACTGCGAAAATCCGAACGTCCATAAACAGCACACTCCAATTCCATGAAACCCCTTACCCCCTTCGGGGGTAACCCTTTCCCGCGCGAGAGAGCGCGTACGCACACCCGAGGCCAACCTACTCTCTTAGCACAGCACTTCGAGAGAGCGTAGCGTACGCGCGCGAGCGAACCCCACGCATCTAACCACTGGCCTCGGGGGCGCTCGTACGCGCGGGAGCCACGTACTCCAAATGCCGAATCATGTGCTCAGCCTCAAACTGATACTTCCACAGCACACTCCTCGCAGTCTTCCTCCCGAAGCCAGCCATCAGTGCTCCGGCAGCTTCCCGCGCATCCTTCACCAGGACCTCTCCATACCGATGGATCCACCGCTCCCAATCCAGCGTCGCGGCCTCGGTACGCACCTCGCCGTCGTGCGCCAGGTACTCCCAATCTGGAATCCCCACCGCCCGCAGCTCCCCTCCACGCCACAGCGTGTACGTCTGCCGACACGTCCACGCTACCCGGTTGGCCATGCGCTTGTCCAATGCGCGGAGATCTGGCGTCACCCTCGCCGGCCAATCCCCCACCACCCGACACACCGCATACATCCACTCCAACCGCTCCAGCTGTCGCAGGGCTGCGGTCTGCGGGGTGTATCCATTCCACCCCTCAATCGCCACAGCCCCGCTAGGATCCTCTCGAAGCCCTACGATTGCCTCGAGAACCTCTGTCTGGTACCTTTTCACCCAAAGCACAATCGCTGGGCCTCCTAGGCCACGCTAGGGGGCTATACGGCCATCGTACGTACAGCCCCCTCGCCCGGTTTACACGCTACCTACCTTCGCACAGCTCCGCGCGCACGCACGATGGGCATCCGGGAGTCGTCCGGAACGAACGTCACCACGACACGGATGATCCGACCGCGACGCACCTGCCACGCCAGCCGGTACCGATACCTCACAGCGACAGACTGGCAGATCTGCATGTCGCGGACGGTCCCGCCCGCCACATACACGCCGTCCACTCGCGCCACCGTCCGCAACGTCCCCGGCAGACACACGCCACCCGTATTCCAGGTTGTCGCCACGCTCAGCACGCCCCAGCGGTCTCCTCGCACCACGGACGCCGACGTACCGGCGCTCTGCCCCATGGCCGTACCGGCGAGCACCAACGCGCCGGCCACAACACTAACCATCCACTTCCGCATCCGGAACCTCCTTCGGAGTGTACATCGGGTTGAGCGCCATGAACTGCTGGTAGGCTTCCTCACTGACGAAGTACGCCAGCGGCCTAATGCAGCCATCCATCACCACCCACAGAGCATGGCGCTTACGCCCAGGGAGGAGGCCGCTTTCGAGCCTGATGTTCACACTGCCACCGGACTCAGCTCGCCCTCGCGGATCTGGCGGAGCATCTCGTTCAGTGTCAGCGGGCTGGCATCGGCCAGCGCCTGCAGCGCCGAGGGGTCCACGCGGTACATTCGCGTCATCAGCCGGTACAGCCCAGCCGGGTCTCCGGTCTGAGCGTCGTACTCCGGCAGCCCCGGACCGGTGAACAGGTGCTGCCAGTCACCGGTGATTTCCTCCAGAATCCGCCGACGCACACCTCGTGCGAACTCAGTCTGCGCCGGGAAGCCGTGCAGCGCTCGGTGGATCTCCGTCCACTCGACCTCGTTGAAGTAGATCGCCATCTTCGGGACCATCATGCCCTCGCTGCGCTAGGGTCAGCCATCCACTCGGCCGCGTTGATCTCGTCGAACTTGCCCTCGTCCACCCGACCTCGGATGGTGCAGGCGCGGTCGAACGACGCCTTAAAGGGGCAGTGCCCCAGCTGGTAGCACACCGGCCGGAACGCGGCGTCGGCGATGTGCTGATACTGCCATGTGGGCTGGTAGGCGCGGATCGCCATGATGATGCCGGCGAACACGACCCTCCAGACGAACTGCGCCTGGGTGCAGAGCCGGTTGCCGGCGTGCTCCAGCAGCGAGCGCAGGTTGGTGATGTAGTTGAGGCGGGTGGGGGTGCAGTGCGGGAGCAGCCCGCGAGCCTCCTCAGCGGGGACGCCGTTGTTGACGAGGTAGTCGTACACCTCCTGGATCCCGGTGATCGCTCGCTCCCAGGCTGCGGCCTCGTCGGACCCGGCACGGATAGTCAGCGGCAGCTGCACCTTCTGTGCGAGATCCTCCACCACGGCGAACCGCATCGACTCCTGCGCGTAGCACGCCGTGCGCTGACGCACCATCTGGTGCGTAAAGGCGCGGTCGACCCCCTCGATGAAGAAGTGGAACGTCACGGCCTCCAGCGGAGCCTTGAGGTGGGTCTCCATCGCGGCCTGCCAGTACTTGAGCCGCTCGTCGTGAGAGATGTCGTTGAGGGAGTAGGTGGGCTTGCCCTCGTACATGCGGCACATCGCGGCGATCCCGCCCAGCGGGTCCACCGGGGCCTGCAGCAGCCGGACAGTGATGCCACCGTCCTGGATGGGTGCCTGGTAGTACTGCTGGGAATCACCCCACTTGATGATGTCAGATCCTGACACGCTTGCTCCTCGTGAGTGGAAGGATGGCCGGGCCGCAGTTGTGGCAATGGTGGACGGCAAGCGGCCCGTCTGGACCGTCCAGCTCGGACAGGATGCGGGTTGCTCCCGCGTCCCCGGCGTCAGCGCCGCAACGCACGCAACGCCAGGGGCACGGGACGCCGACCAGATCGTCCACCAGCCATTGGCGCTGGCAGGCGATGCACCACGCTCTGCGTTGCGCGTCGTCGTCCCACACGCTGGTACCGAACCGATGGCAATGCGGGCAACGTACACGGCTGATGATGAACGATGACGCCCCCGCCGAGGGCTCGGTCACCTGGTCGTCCTCACGCAAACGAACCGGCCACGTGGCCTGGCCCGCTGCGACGCGCAGTCGCATGTCGTGCATGTAGCGGATGACCGCATTACTGACCTGAACCTTGAGGTTCAGCTCTTCCTCCTGAGCCCGATACAGCGCGAAGGCTGTGGGCACGTCAGTCAGCAGCCTAGCGTCAGCCACGGTCCACCGCGCGGGCTGCTTACGAGCGTAGCTAGCGGGAACGATGAGCCTGCTCACGGCGCTCCTCCAGCAGCTGGACATCGCGGTTGTAGAACTGAGCCTCGGGCTCGGTGATGTGCGCCTCGAACAGCCCGCTCGGGTTCAAGTAGCACTCCATGCGCAGCTCGCGCAGCTCGCGGTGCCGCATGGACCACGGCTCCAGCATGATGGCGAGGTCGGTGATGTTGCCCTGCGGGTCCTCCCGGTAGACGATCTTCCGGCCGGGAGCCAAGACCATCTCGTGCTGCTTCACGACTTCTCCTTGAGTCGATAGGTTCCGCCCGGATCCATCTCAACGATGGACTCTCGGTACCACATCGAGGCGTACGGACCCCATTCGCCACGAGCCCAGTACTTACGAGACTCGTCGCCCATCTGCGCCCACACAGCCCAGTGGTGAGGCCGCTTAGCAGCCCCACCCTGAGCGTCCTGCTCTACCAGCTCCGGCTCGCCCACAGAACCATCTCCGTGCCGATGATCATGATCAGCCAGACCAAGATCAGCGACAACAGCACCACACACAGGAACGTGAACAACCGAGTGACCCAGTCTTTCGGCATGAGCTGATAGTTCTCCGTGTTTCGCCAGGGGACCTGTGTCATCAGCCCGTGACCGGCGGAGCCTCGCGACGCGGGGGCACGCACGTCACCACCCGGCGCAGCACGCGCCGACCGTCGGCCGTCACCGCTCGCATGATCTGCGTCCGGCGGAGGTACGGGGCTGGACACGTCTTCCGCTTGGGCACCGCGCAGCCGAACTTGATGCGCCACTTGATCCCGGCGGTACGGAGCGCGGTGCAGTCGCGGACCTTGGGCGGAGTCGGCGGGGGACCGTAGGTCGGCGGAGTCGGCGGAGGGTTGTCGGCCGGGGGCTCCGGCGCAGTCGGCGGGACCAACGGGCTGCAGTCCACGCTCGCGCGGGCCGCCACCGACCACGCCCCACTCCATCCGATGCGAACCAGCGCCTCGACCGTGTGGACGCCGGCCAACGTCAGCGGCACCACAACCTGCGCGGTCGGGCCGGTCCAGGTGTGACGGCCAGACACGACCTCCACCCCATCCACCAGGACGCGGTACTCGCGGGTCCGAGTGGAGGTCGGGTTGTACCCGGTCCAACCGAGCGTCGCGGCTGAGCAGTTCACCGAGGACCGCTCGGTGTCGGGGTTGGCGGCTGCCGGGGCAGCCATGACGCCGCAAGCGAGAGCCGCCACGGCGAGGGCACGAATGTTCACTGGTTCTCCTCGGAGAGGGAGTGGATGAGGTCGTCGATGTGCGGTGCGTCCGCCAAGAAGCGATACGCAAAGTCCACACAGGTCTTCAGGTTGTCGAACGTCCCGGTAACCGGGCGGATGACGATGTGATGGACGAGGCCGGTTCCCTCGATCACGTCTCCGTCGCCATGCTCGTACTCGATGTCGGGCTCAGCCCACACCTCGTAGCTGTCGCTCTCCATGAGCAGGATCGCGCCGTCACGGCCACGAATCATGTGCTTCTTGATCATAGGTTCGTCTTCCTAGTCTTCGGGGTCGATGACCCACATCTGCTGGACATAGATCTCGCGAGCGGTACGGAATCCGGGCTTGTATCCCCGGACGAGAACCACGTCGCGTCCCAACTTGGTCTTCCAGATCTGATCCTTGAACTTGGGATAGACGAACCGATTATAGCGGAGGTTCACCGTCTCGGTTCCATCGTATCCCGCGATGAGCATGAACTCGTTCAGCTCAGGGTTCTTTACCGTTGAGGGGTCCAGCTCCTCCCCGGTTCTGGCTCGGTTGGACTCGAAGATGTCTCGGAGGTTGAGGTGGACGGCGAGGCCGATCCACACGATCTCCACATCCTCTCCAGATTCGTAAGGCACCTCCAGGGCTGTGTGCGTGGGGTTGGGGAGCTGAGTATACTGGGCCACAAGGTCTCTGGCTACAGCCAGCCTACGGTCCAGTGCAGTGATGTCGAAAGGATCGTCCTTAGATGTGAACTCCTTTACCTTTGCGATCGTGGTAGGTCCGATCCCGCGCACCGCCAAGTAGTCGTCCCACCGCTTGACCGGGTTGAGCCGGCGAAACTCGATCATCTGCTCAGCCGTCTTCTGGCCGATGCCGCTGATCTGGGAGAGGCCAGCGCGGAGAACGCGGTCGTTGGGAGCGTACCAGGTAACGCGCGAGCGACGAGGGCTCGGCGGGAGCACGCGAATGCCGCGACTGACGGCGTCCCTCAGCAGCTGGCTGTGCCGGTCGATGGAAACTGCACCGGGGATCTTCTTCGCGTTGCCGGAGTCTCGAGGCGTCTTCGACAGGCTGGCAGCGTAGAACACCGCAGGGTGGTGACGCTTGAGCCACATGGTCCAGTACGCGATCAGCCCGTACGACGTGCTGTGTGCCGCGTTGAAGGCGTAGGACCCAGCCGTGATGCACATCCCCCAGATCTTCCGCGCGGCCTCCTGGTCGACGCCGCGAGCCTGAGCCCCATCCCAGAACCGCTCCCACTGACGGTTGAACTCCTGCTCGCCGTACTTCTTCGAGATGATGCGGCGGATGTAGCTCGCTGCGGTCCAGTCGAACCCACCGATCTCGGTGACGATGCGGAGGATCTGCTCCTGGTAGACGATCTGGTAGTTGGTGGGGGCGGTGATCTGCTCCAGCAGCGGGTGGATCAGCTCGGGCTGACTGGCGCCACGCTTGATGTTGATGTACTCGAAGGCAGCCCCGTTGTGCAACGGGCCGGGACGAGACAGCGCGTTGACGTCGCAGATCTCCTTGAAGGTGTCGGGGCGCAGCGCCCCACACACCGACCGCGTCGCTCGTCCCTCGAACTGGAAGATGCCGACCACGTCATTCTCACGGAAGCCCTGGATGGTCTCCTCGTCGTCCAGCGGGAGGTCATACATCTGCTCGATGGTCATGCCCAGCTGACGCAGTGCCTCAGCCAGCAGCGCCATCGTGCTCAACCCGAGGAAGTCCAGCTNNNCTCCAGCTTCAGCAACCCCTGTCGCTCGGCGTCGTACTTGTCCATAGACACCACGTCGATGGGGTGTCCGTTCACAGTGCGGTTGATGACGGCGGTGACGTCTGAGATCGGACCGTTGGAGATGACGAGCCCAGCTGAGTGCACGCCGAACTGCTTGACGTTTCCTTCCAGGTCCATGGCGAGCGTGATCTCGGGGTGGCGCGTGAGGACCTCACCGGCTTCGTCGAACTGGCTGACTGTGTCCTCGATGGTCGCGCTCGCGCGGAGGTCACCGGAGCTGCGCTCCAGGAGGAGCCCCTTGATGACGTCGATGTCGTGCTTGGGGATGCGGTGCACCCTGGCCACATCGTCCAGCGCCAGCTTCGACTTGAAGTACGTGAAGGTACCGATGTTGCTGACGCACTCTGCCCCGTACTTCGCCACCAGGTACTCGCGCACTTCGTGCCGCCGGTCGGAGTCGAAGTCGAGGTCGATGTCGGGGAGGTCAGCTCGGCTCACGTCGATGAACCGCTCGAACACCAGGTCCGGGAACAGCATCGGGTTGATCTCCGTGATGCGCAGCAACCAGCACGCCAGCGAGGCAGCCGCAGAGCCACGTGCCGGGCCGACGACGATGCCGTGGTCCTTGGCGTAGCGGACGGCGTCCGACACAATCAGGAAGTAGTCCGTGAAGTCCTTGTCCTCGATGATGGCGACTTCTTTGCGGAGCTGAGTGCGGTACCTGTCCTGCTCGTCAGCGGGCAGCTGGTCGCACTTGCGGTATGCCCAGCCAGCCTCCAGCCAGTCGCGCCACACTTCGCTGCCAGGCCGGCCATCGTCAGACGGGTACCTCACCATGGGGAGCTTGGGGAGGGTGACGTTGCACTCCTGCGCGATCAGCTCGGTATTGACGACAGCCTGTATTGACGACAGCCTGCACAGCCTCTTCATGACTGAGCCCGGTGTCGCGCAGCTTCCGGTAGACGGACCTGTCGTTGGGCGGAGGGCACAGCTGAACGTCATAGCCCCAGTCCCGCGCCATCTCCTCCAGCGTGCGACGCTCACCGGGGCGGATGTTGTGGAGGACCTGCTGGATCTCTGACTCGGTGTAGACGGTGTAGTGGCAGTCCAGCGTCGCCACCAGCGGGATCCCCAGCTCGCGCCCGATACGCGCAATCATATGGTTCGCACGACGGGTGATCTCCAGTTCGGGGAAGGCCTGAACCTCAAGATAGTAGGCGTCCCCGAGCCAACGCTTGAACCGGCGAGCGAGCGCCTTGCCACGAGCGTAGCTCGCGTCCTCGGGGGCGATGTGCTTCCCGCCGACGAGGCTGGTGAACAGCGCCGACCCCGTACACCCGGAGAGGACGATGAGCCCCTCCTTGTGCGCATTGAGCATGTCCCAGTCCACCGTCGGCTCGTAGTAGAACCCAGCTGAGTTACTCAACGACACCAGCCGCATCAGGTTGCGATACCCGATGTCGTTCTTCGCGAGTACGGTGAGATGGTTCTTGCGCTGGGTGGCTTCAGGGCCGACCTTCCCGGTATAGATCTCGCATCCGTAGATCGGCTTGACGCCGGACTGCTCTGCAGCCGCTTCGAGCTTGACGTGGCTGGCGATGTTGCCGTGCTCGGTCATGGCGAGCGCAGACATCTGTAGCTCCTCAGCCCGACGGATATGAGCCTCGGGGAGCCCATACCCGTCCAGATAGCTGAAGGTGCTGTGGTGATGCAGGCTGACGAACCGCATCGGCTTGCGGTTACCGACTCTGCGGGAGGCGATGCTCCGCTGGCGCATCTCACGCCGCACCAGGACTGGATGGTCGTGGTGGCAGTGCTCGAACGCCTTGCCCTTGATGTGTTCGTTGCCGAGGCCCATTTCAGAACTTGAACCTCTGCGGAGGCTTGGGCGAGAATACCACAGCAAGCCAGGCCAGCACACAGACCAGCCCCAGCGAGCCCAAGATGATCCACCCGATAACCAGGGCCACTGTGTTGAGGAAGTCGATCACGGCATCAGCCCCAGCAGGTAGCGGGCGGCGAAGACGTTGTAGTTGATGCCGTCCAGCGCGGAGTCCAGCGCCTCGGCCTCAGCGCTCGGTGTGGGCTGAGTCACGGAGTGCATCAACCGAGCAGCCTTCGAGCGGACGTGATGCGTGGCGTCAGCAACATCGAAGCTGGCCCACAGGTCGCCACGCTGCTCGTTCCGGTTGACGTAGATCTTCAGCGCCCTGAACATGACGTCCAGCTGCTGCCGGTTGGTCAGTGTGTCCGGGATGCCGAGCATGTCCAGGGTGGCCCCGATCGGGTCCGGGGGCGGGAGGCTCATGCGTGCTGCTCCTTCCATTTGTTGATACGGTCTATGATGTACAGCTCCGCCTCGCGGAGCGTGAAGACCGTGCGCTCGTGGATCAGCCCACGGTTCCAGTGGTTCCTACGGAGGAACCCTACCGGACCGAACTGGCGTTCGGCGGAGTCCAGCTGCGACTTGAGATCGTCCAGTACTGCCACCACGCGGTCGGGGTGGACGATGCCGGCGAGGACGGTGTACTTGTCCTCGTCGTAGAGCAGCCCGTCGTACTGGATGCGATGACGCTGCAACCAGTGCCGCGTGTCGGGGTCGGTTGAGTCCAGCCGCAGGTACGGGCGGGTCGTCGTGATGAATACCTCCGCCTGCGTCCGCAGCGAGTACATCAGCTGGTACGCGAACGGGTCCACCGGCATGCACCGCTTGCCTCCGCCCTGGCGATAGGCCAGCTTGACCTCGCGGTAGGTGGCCTTGGGGATCCCGAGCGAGTCGCTGAACTCGCCGACTCCGTCGTAGTCACGCGGCAGCGAGTGCCCGAGGTACGCCTCGGCGAACTCGATGAAGTGACCGTGGTAGTCTCCGAGGGTGCCGTCGATGTCGATGGCGACCACAGGGAGGATCGGCCGCGAGCACTTAGTGCAGAGCATTCACGACCTCATCCCACACGTCGCTGAGGAGCACGTTCTTGTCCCACTTGCCGAACCGGCCGACGTTGAGCCAGTCAGCCTCACCGAACTGCATCTGGCTCGGGATGGCCACGGACACCGGCTTGGTGATGCGAATGGAGTCCGGGCTCATGGGTGCGCCAGACTCCCACCACGCCTTCCCGAACAGGCAGCTGTAGCGGCACCCAGGGGTGTGAGGAGGTCCGTCGTAGATGATGGAGTTCTGCCCGATGCCAGTGGCCGGCGTCACGTACACTTCCACCGATCGGTAGTTCCAGTTGGGGAACAGCGCCTTCAGCGGAACAGCGTTGATGACGTAGTCATACTCGCCGACCAAATGGAGCGGACTGAGCGGACCGAGGACAGCGGGCTGGATGAGGTCCTCGTACATGTCCCACAGATATCCGTACCAGCGCACCAAGTCCCACGCGTCCACGGGCTCGTTGTCGGCGGGCATTGAGTCCCAGCTGACCGGCGCCATCAGGTCGCCGTAGACCTTGAGCGCGTAGTACTCCTTCAGACCGAGACGACGATACAGCACAGCCCCGTCCGGCCCCAGCTCCATCGGGGTGTTTGGGATCGGCTTGTGCAGGTACATCGCGCCACCCACCGGGGACGGATGCTTCTTCGAGAGAATGGCCACGTCATGCCCAAGCGAGCGGCAGGCGTGCGCGGCAATCAGGCCAGCAGGCCCAGCCCCGAGCACGGCGATGTTCATCAGATTGCCTCCAGCTTCGTGTTCGGAATCCAGGCTCCGCTCTTGCGAGGGAACTGGATCCACAGATTGATGTAGGTCCGGCAGTCGGACTCGTATCCCGCGATGCTCAGGGACACCTGCCCCTCAGCGCCGACGGGGATGGTGTTGCCGTACTGGGTTGTGTGCGCCTCGATCACGCGAACTTTCGATCCGCGCTTGATGGGCTTGGTCACCTTGTCTCCCTGAGGATGTCATGGAGGGCAGGCTCGACCTTGATGTTGCCACCCTCCTTACGAACCATGCGAGCGGTCCACAGCGTGTTGATGATGAGGTTCGCCATGTCCCGGTGGACGTTGAGAACCTCCTCGAGATCCGGTCGGCGGAAGCTGGGGTTCGAAGTCAGGAACTTCGAGAGCCCAGGCTGCTGCCGGATGTAGTCGCGGATCTGAGCGGTGTTCTGGTCTGCATGCTCGGCGTCGGTGATCAACTCATGACTGCGTTCCCGGTAGCCGAATCCCTTCATCGAGTACAGCGTGTCCATGAAGGCCACAGCGTCCTTGACGTGCTGGCGTGTGACGAGGATGGACTCGTAGTCCTCTGTAGAGCTGAATGTGCGGGCGGCGAGCGCGACCGCCACGCGAGCGATCTTCATGCGGATGTCAGCAGGGAGGACCAGCGGAGGGTCGTCCACATACCGCTCACCCATCTCCTGAGCGAGCCGGTACACGCACTGCTCCGCGCCTTCCGCCCACACCACCTGGTCCTCGGTCCGCGACCACACCCAGCGTATCAGCGCCTGGCATGCTTCAGCGGTGTGGGTGAGGCTGGCAGCGTGGTAGGTCTGGTTGATGACTTCTGTCGCCACGTCGCCAGCCGCCACAGACATCGCCAGGTCGAACCGGCGGATATCCTCGTATGCACCGATGAGCGGCCGGATAGCCTGGATGCCGTAGGTGTAGTCGCGCATCTTGCCCTGCCGAGGATTCCCCAGCCACAGGAGTCGTGTCCGAGCGTGTGTGCGCTCCGTCTGGATCTTGGTGAGCTCAGCCAGCCCGCTGCTACGGATCTGAGACATAGAGCTGATGTCCTCAGTGCTCAGCCCGCTCACCTCATCGAGCACGACGAGCCGCCGGTCGTTCAGCGGTATTGCGCCCCATGTGATGGCCCACTCATTCGACTTCCCGCCGAACTGCTGCAGACCACCGACGACGCCGGCCAACGACGCCGTCTCACACGCCACCACCTCACCCGCCCCGTAGTGCGCAGCGAGCCGCTGGCTGGTCTCCGACTTACCCGTACCAGTGTCCCCCACGACCAGCGCCTGCAGCCATCCTCGGGGCTGTAGCTCACCGTCAAAGCGGAACGCCAACACGCTATGCCACACCAAGTCCATCAGCGCGTGCATCTCGGTGCGTCCGTAGATGCGTGTCACTCCGGCGCTCAGCTCGCGTGCGATGTCGCCCAGCTTGCGGAGGGGGCGCTGGTTCCCGCGCGGACGGAATCGGCGGAGCAGCTTGATGTCCTCCTGCCGGAAGTCGAATGCATCCACAGAGGTGCGCAGCGGGCTGAGGTCCCACGCGAGGAACTCATTGCCCTGTGTGCGCGGATCTACATGCAACGCTCCGACCACCTGGACGGTGTTGTTGGGGAGGGTGTCGTGACGTCCGACCGACGTGATCTTGATGTTCTTGTATGCGCCTGCGCCATCCGCATTGGTGTGCTCTACAGACGGACGAGCGTACAGGGTCTCAATGGCCTGGTAGCGAGTGACCGTGATGTCGAGCTTGTCACACTTCACCGCGCCATACGTTTCACGGATGAGGTTCGTGAGCTGCGGCTTGGTTGAGTTGATCATCTCGAGCACGATGGGATCGCCGCGTTCGATGTCGAGTGTGTCATCCCCCTCAGCCCCGAACAGCGGACAGCGCAGACACTTCTCCCCGGCGTCGCGTGTACAGGTCAGCTCGACCTCCTTGGGCACCGAGTACCCAGGCTCGCGCTTCCCCTTGATGGTGACGGTGAGCCGCAGCGGCTTACCGAGTCGCTCAGAGTCGAACGAGTCCAGCACGTCAGCGTCATACGGGTCCAAGGTCTCGGGGTGCAGCTTATCCGAGTCCCAGGGGAGTGCGTCCGCGAGCAGCCGCTGGAACTGCTCGGGGGTACCACCCTCCGTCCAGAAGTCCGAGAGATCCTTGCCATGCTTCTCCGTATGCGGGAACGGAAGCACCACCACCCTCACCTCGGCTGCAATGCGAGCCAGGGCTCGACCGACCTTGGTGTTGGCCTTGGATCCGGTGTCGTCACAGTCATGGCAGAGATAGACCACTCTGTCCTTGAACAGCGTATTCCAGGAGCCCATCCAGGTCCCAGCGCTGGCGGTGCGGGTGATCGCGGGGAAGCCAGACTGGATCGTGATGAGTGCGTCCCACTCACCCTCACAGATGATGATCTGCTGCGGATCGCCGGCCATGATATCGATCGGATAGAGTCTGGGCTCACTGTGCCCGCGCACCTGCCAGATCTTCCGGCCCGTCCGCTGCGGATTGAGGTCATAGAACCGCACATTCACCAGCTGGCCTTCCGCGTCACGCACAGGGATGGTGAAGACCCCTTGGTCATCGTCCCATCCGATCTCATAGTTCTTCATCGTATCACGAGTGATGCCACGCCGGCCAACCAACATACCGTGTAGCGACTCGTCCCTCAGCAGCCGCCGACTCCAGCTCGCGACTACTTTCTCACTCGGAAGATCCTCGTCGCCCGTCCTAGTCTGCTGGCTCCCACCAGGAGGCGGAGCCCAATCCTCGTATGCCTTCACGAGATCCTTGAGGCTTCCTCCACCGCACTTGCCACACCACCACACTCCATTCTCGAAGTTGACGGTGGCGCTCCGCCGGGAGTCGGGATGAGTAGGACAGTACATGTCCTGCTCACCCCGCTCGCGCGGCGGACCAGCCAGATAAGGCGCGAGGAGCTTCTCTGCGCTACTGGGCACCGGACGACTTGGAGTCGATGAAGGAGTACATCACGGACCGCACCGCAGCGATGTGCCGCTGAAAGCTGCGCGGTTCGACCTTCACCTTCTGCTGCTCGTAACGAGCAGAGATCTCGCGGACGCGCTTGGTGTTCTCGAACACCCAAGACACACGCGTGTCCTCCGGATCGTTCGGCAGCAGCCACTCCATACGGAACTTGTGCCCGTCCATGTCGAGCACGGCAGCCAGTGACATGTCGGTCGTGCGGAAGTCATCCGACTCCGACGACTCGATGAGAAGCTCCTCGGCCACTAGAGCCCCTCCTCCGACTCCTCGTCGTCGGCCTCCAGCCGCGCCACGAGGGCATCCTTCTTGCCGATGGTCTTCAGGCCGCGCGACTTGCACTCGGCCTTGAGGTCGGCGAGGTCCCACTCCTCGTACGGGAGCGTCTCCTCCTCGTCCTCGTCCCAGAGGACTGGGCCTCCTCGATCGCGGTGATGAGCTTCTTCCGCTTGAGGGTGTCGGACTTGGCCTTCCCGAAGATCTCGTCCGGGTCCAGCTCCATCTCCTCGGCGACCTCGATCAGCTCATCGAGGTCCATGCCGGAGAGGTCCATCTCCTCACCCTCCTCATCGTCCTCCTCGGGCTCGTCCTCGGGCTCGTCGTCGTCCTCCGCCTCCTCGTCCAGCGGCATCATGCGGCCGACCTTGGGCGAGGGCTCGCCGTTGTAGGTGTCCGGCTTCAGAGCGATCTTGATCGTCTGGCCGACGAGCTTGTCGGTGTCGAGGTCGCCGGCAGCCTTCTTCGATCCGGGCTTGACGAGGCCGACAGCCTCCAGGAACTCACGCAGCTTCCACGCGGCCTGCGCGGACTCCACGTTGATGTACTCGAACACGGACGCATACCCGGTCCACTTCTTGCCGACAGCCTTGAACTTGACCTCCAGCCGCTCGTCCTTGCCAGACGGCTTCGTGAGGTCGCAGGCCTCGATCTTCATCTCGTACACCGCCGGGGCGGGCAGCCGCTTCATGCCGCCGGTCTCGACGTCAGACACGTTGAACTTCAGCTTGGCCATGTGAGGCTCAGCTCCTCTTGGTTGCGCGACGCGGGGTGCGTCGCTGAGTGGTGTTGCCCAGACCGAGGTTCTGCATGATCTTGCTCATGGTCGGGTCGAGCATCTCGGAACCCAGCAGGTCGGTCTGATCCTTGGCGTGGTAGTCGGGGTTGGCGTCGAACTTGAGCACACGCCTCCCCTTGGAGTCGAAGGTGTAGTAGCCGACGACATTCATGTACCCACAGATCTTCTGGGGCATTCGCTGCCCCTGGATCCATGGCATGGCGAGCACCTCTCCGGTCTCCGGATCCGTAGCGTCGAAGGGGTGCGCCGTGATACCGAAGTTGAAGCCGGGCAGCTCCACCACGTCTCGCACCCATCGTGCCAGCCGGTCCATGTTGATGCCGTACTCGCCCTTGTCGAGCCCGTAGCGAGCGCGATGCGGCTTCTCAGCCACCACCCTGTCCCAGATGTCGTCCAGACCGATATCCTGGAACAAGCTGATCGAGTCCAGCCACACCCAGGGATGCTTGCCAGAGCTGGCCTCGTGGCGCAGGTACTCGAACGCCTCGTTCATGGTGTCCCAGTCGCGCATCACCCACTCATACACATTCTTCGTACGGATGGAGCGTGTGTGGTCTACGGGCGGACGCAGGATCAGGGTGTCCGGCCACCCGCCGACCAGGCGTGTCTTGCCGATGCCAGGCCGGCCATAGAGCATGAAGTTGATCTTCTTGTCCTGGCCGATGAGCTTGGGTCCGCTACTGGACACGCTGGCACCAGTCCGGAATCCGCGCTCGGAAGAACACTTCCATGAGACCTCCAATCTGAGCCCTGAATCGGGGATACTCTTCCATGGGATGTCCCATGCGGATCACCAATGCGTCGGCTCCTCGGTTGATGAGCTCTTCGATGTTGCCGACCTCGATGCAAGCTCGGCACAGCGTGCACGCGAACCACACCGGGTCCATGATCGCCGGAGGCAGCCCGCTGGCCTCTGTGATGATGATGGGGCCGACCGTCTGATACAGCCAACCGCTCGTCAGGTCGGGCTCACCGCAGAAGTCACAGCGGTATGTCTGCTTGGGCACGGGCACAATCACCGCTTGCCCTCGTCGTAGATCTCGTGATCGGCATACGGGTCCCAGGTCTTCATGACGGAGTCACGGAACGACTCCCAGTCAGCCCCGACCTCGTGCAGCTCGCACATGTCGCGCATGCTGCACATCGAACACGAGTTGCGCCCCGGCTCCTTGTACACCAGGTCAGGATTCGCCCTGAGCTCCTGCATCCTCAGGAACTGAAGCTTGAACCGCTCGATGAGCGCAGCGCGGTCGTTGGGTGTACGGTACGTCACCTCGCGATGGAACAGCGGCGGAGGCTGGTTCTTCGACACCGAGCCAGGGTAGTCCGGTCCGAACTCCTTGAGCTCCTTGGCGGTGGGCTTGTTGAGGTAGAGCCCAGCCTCATTCTGCGGGCGGTCGTCGCGCTTGGCCTTCCGCAAGAAGGTGTACACGATCCCCTCGAGATCCTCGTTGGGACCGATGATGCCCTGCTTGCGCAGCCACCAGGGAGCGAACGCCCAGTAGCTCCCGTTCTGCTCGTCCAGCAGCAAGTGGCTGGTCTGGATCGACTTGGCAGTCTTGTAGTCGTTGAGGAACAGCCGCAGATTGGGTCGGTACCGCCACACGCCGTCGAAGGTACCGACAGCGTAGCAAGCCACCTTCCTGTCGATCTTGATCGGGACGCGGAACACCTGCTCAGAGGCAATGACTTCCCACTCGTCGTCTTCACCGAAGTGATCGACGTAGTTGTTCATCATCTCGACACCCAGCTCGAGAGCGTCGTGCCACGTACCGTCTTCATCCTTGAAGCCGTACTCCCACTGAGTCTTGAGTTCATCTTCGTAAAGCTGCTCGAACGTCTGAGCAGGATGCGGGCCGCGCTTGATGCCGGGTGGATACCGCAGCTCCAGCGCCTTGTGGATCAGGGTGCCGAATCGCAGCGGAGGCGCAGCCGTCTTGGGGGCGAGGTGTTCCACGTATGCCCACCACCAGGACTGCTGGCATCGGGTGAACGTGGTACGCTCGCTGGTGCGGACGAGAGGTCTGGTCATCGCTCCTTCTATGATCGTCTTCGTAAGGGTTGAGCTGGGGTCGTCCGTCCGGGGTACGACCCCAGCTCTGCGCGTGTGCAGCAGGCTCTCACCTGACCTGGGAAGCCTACCCTACTAGGTACGCGCTGAGCAAATTGTTGGGGTTAGCAGGCACTTCTTGTATTGCAGCCCTGCGCGCAACGGGGTCCAGCCCCCACAGCCGCCAGCGCCAGCGCCGGGCAGCATTGGTGTGGATGCCTGAGCCGGTAGCGACGAGCGACGTGCGCCGCACCGCGTCCACCTCGAATGGATAGGCCAGCTCCAGCGTCGGAGCCCTGCGCCTTCCGGCGAACCTCTTCACCCACACCGGCCAAAGGTCAGCTGTGACAGTGTCGGTGAGTCCCTCTTCCAGCCATCGATCCTGATCGTTGTACGGGACGTGGCGATGCAGCACCTCGTGGAGGAATGCGTACATCGATGCTTTGGACCACGGCCGCTTGCCGCGATGGACAGCGAACGAGCGGATGTTGATCGCCAGCACGCGCTGGACCTCGGTGTAGTTGGCGGCGAGGTCGCCGGGTGCCCAGGGCACAACTGCCCAGGCATCGTCGAATGTCACGCTCGGAGATGTGAACTGGTCCACCGCTCGAACCTCTTTGGGCTCCAATGTGACCCCTGTCACCTGGCTCACCCAAGCAGCTGTCTCGACAGCGAGCTGATTCTCCGGGGTGGTAGCGATCCCGGCGCGGATCGGCCCCATCAGTGCCCACAGCCCTATTACGACCAGGGCTGCTGTAAGAACATCACGCCGAGTCATCACTGATTCTCCTTGTACGCCTTGCGGCGCTGGTCGAGGGTGTCTACGTTGATCTCTGTCTTGGTCTCGAGAAGGTCTTTGATGATCTCGTCAACGGTGTTGACGGTCCAGTAGTAGTAGATGTCCATCTGAGCCTGACGAGTCCGCCCCCGACGATCGATGCGGAACTCGACCTGCTCCTGGTCGTCGGGGTCCCAGGTCACCTGCAGGATGTGAACCGAGTCGGCGCGGTCGAGGTCGATACCGAGCCCGCCAGCGAAGGTATTGATCAGCATGACGCGTGGACCGCCATCCTGCTGGAAGGCTGCCTGCGCCGCGTTACGCTCGCTGGGCTTCTGCTTCCCGGTGATGGTGAGGTATTCAATGCCAGCCTGAGACAGACGAGCCTCAACCGCAGCCAGGAGCTGATTCTCAGGAGCGGCAATCACGACCTTCTCATCACCGTCCTCGTCCGCTCCGCCAGTGATCCCTCGGATCTCGAGCTGCTGCATGAGCTGGTCGATCTTCCCAGACATATCGTTACGGTAGGTCACCTTGCCGTCGATGTCCTCGATCTCACAGCAAGCGATCTGCTTCAGCCGGAGGTAGGCAGACAGGTGGTTCTCAGCGGTGATCCGCGCACCAGAGTCGAGCTTGGAGTCCATCGTCTTGTCGAAGTCACGGTACTGACGAGCCTGCGACGGACGCATCTTACACCACACGTCGTGCACTCGCGGCGGAGCGTTGGTCCGGGTCTCGGCTCGCGTTCGACGGACCATGTGCCGCGCCAGCGATGCGTAGAACTCGTCCTCCATGCCAGCCTTGATCTTGGGGAGGAACGTCTTGCCAGATGCGGCCCAGTGGTTGTCCTCAGACTCCATCCACCGCTCCATCCACTGCCACTGGCTGGTGTACTCGTGCGGGTCGATCCAGTTGAGCGTGCCCCAGAGGTTCATCGGGTTGCCACCCATAGGCGTCCCGCTCAGCGCCCAGCGACGTTCGGTGTGGAGCTGGCTGAAGCCCTGATGCGCCTGCGTCCGGCGATTGGAGAGTCCGACCTTGCGGAACTCGTCGATGATGACAGCGCCCCAGCTGATCGCGTGCAGCTCGGGGTATGGCGCCACCAGCGGGTGCTGCAGTTTCCCATTGGACATGGCCGGCTCAGCAGTGCGGTCGCGCTTCAGCCTGATCATCTCCGGATTGACACACAGCCAGAACTGACGCCCCTCGGCTGCCAGCCGCGCGGCCTCGGCCACAGCGGTCTCGCGTTGCTTGAGGGTCTCTC